TAATCATTATGAATTATATATATATCCTTGAAGAGCAGCTGTGCTTTTATCAGCTATTTCATTTAAGATTTCATTAAATATACTAGTAATATCAGATTGTCTAACTAATTTACCATTAGCTGCTATATAAGAAGAACCAAAATCTCTTTCAAAAATTGCTGTGAGTTTATCACCCATAGAATTTGTTATAGTACTTGTTATTATCTGGGCTTCATTATTATCTACTACAAAGGCCTCTAATTCAGGGGTGCTACTAAAATTACCTGCTTTAATCTCATTTATTTGCTGATTTAATCGATTGATCTCAGCATCTTTAGTGTCATCAGTAATATTATTTCCAATAATTAGTTCACCCTCTTCTATAGAAGTAGGTTGTTCAAAATTACCTTCACCCAAATTAGGGCCAGTTTTTATTTGGGATAATATATTTGTACTAGCACCTGGGTAATCATCTGATGTTTCATATCCTAAAACTTTTAGTAATGTTCTATAAAAAGAATCGGTGTAATCGACTTTTCTTTTAAACCCTTTATCCATGTAAAAGAATTTACCTGTTCTTTGCCCATTAACCTCTTCAGCTACTAAAGTTCCATTTCTAAAAAATGGATGTTCGGGGTCTGTTTGGCTTGCTAATAATAATTGTTGTTCTAATTCTAAAATTTTATCATTTAGATTATCTATAGTGTTATCTTTAGGGTCTTCCTCAGTATAACCGCGTAAAAATTCATTACTCCTTTTTTTAATAGTAACGTGTGACTCTTCACCTAAACGCGGTATATCAAAAAATAACGCGTTATAAAGCTGGAAAAATTGCGCTACTGAAAATGTATCTTCTTTTTTCTGTAGTTCACCAAAACTGGTATCTATTACATTATTAAAAGCACTGCGTGAATATATTTGTCTATCTAGTTTAATAGTACTTTTTTCTATAATTTCTACAGGAGGTAAAGGTTCTACTGGTGGTTTCCCAGCTATAGAAACTTGGGGGGTAGGTTTAGACGATGGAGACTTCCCCGCAAATGGGATAGTCTTTTTCTTTTTCTCCTCTATGGTTACTGGTGCTTTAGCCATTATTTAACTACTTTAAAATAATATTTTTCATCATAAATAGTTATACCATCATCATTTGTATTTTTAAACAATAATTTATAGTATCTATCTGCCTGTAAACCGTTCATATATAGTTTGAAATACATACCTTCTGAATCTGCGCTTAGTTTAGTGTGTTCATCAAACGGGATTACTACTTCTTCAGTAGCATAATCTACTAATGAGTAATACGATTCACTTGTGAGGTAATTTATATTTAAGTAATTAGAAGAAGTTACAAATCTTCTAGTAGGATATAAAGGTCTAGTATTAAGCCTAAAAGTTTTTTCTTCAGCTTGTCTATATTCTCCTTTATTATTCCTTAATGTAAGGTAAATATCTCCAGATGATAAAATATCTCCACTACCTGTGACATATGAAGAGTCATCCCAAGAAATATCAAGATACGGAGGATATATAGTATGGGTATCAAGTGAGAAGAAATTTAAAGTACCATTATTGATGGTGTCAAATTCTTGTGATTCACTTCTTTTTAAAATAAAACCATTATTAGTAATGCCATCAGGGTAAGTGGATGATAATTCACTTGAACTATAAAATTTAGTTATAGGTGAAGTAACATCAAAACTTAAATCGTAATCTTCATTATACCCAATCGTTTGAGTAACTTCAAATCCACTACCAGTATACCAAGAGCCACCACCAGCAACTGATGATGAATAACTTCCTGTTATACCAGTTCCCCACCCACTGTTGGTCCAATTGGTTTTATCAGTACTATTATCAATATATTTCCAAGAAACACCATCAGATGTTTGTGGTCTGTTAGCATAACGACCCCTACCATTGTTCCAATCGCCTTCAGCTAGTGGGTATAGTTCTAAATATTGATCAAGGCTTAAGTTATTGTGTTCAGTTTCATATAATTTTAAGCTTGCTGAAAAATTACCGCTTACTTTATTAGATAAAACATCTGTAATTTCTGAGTCTTTAAACTTTACAAATATTCTAGTAGGGTATTTTCTACCTTCCTTATCCTCTTCTGTTAAGGTTAAGATTTCATCTATACCCGTATTAAGTTCTTGCCTTAATGGGTGCGAGTATATAGTAGCATCTTTTTCGGGGAATAAAAAATAATGTGCCATGATTAGTAAGTTTTAACTCTTCCTTTTATATCAGTGTTAGGGAATTTGATTTCAAAAATCATAGGATCGACTGAAGGGTAAATTATACCATTAACAGTTGCTTGATCCAAATCGTACTTGTACTTAGAATAGTTTATAACTTCCCCAAATTTATTATTAAATTTGACAGATTCTACAGTTTGAACACCCCTAATTTGTGCAAGGGTATTACTAACTTCACTTATAATGATAGGTTGATTTACTTGCCAACGGTCTACATTAAAATATTCTTTTAATTTATTGATACAACTAGTTATAACTTCATCATTGTTGTAGTTTTTGAATGTAGTAATTTCAAAATCTAAACCTAAATTAACTACATATGCGTCTTTGATGTTAATAGCATCCGTGAGCATTCTATATTCCCCTAGGTATGTAGCTAGGTTTTCTTTAGCCGCTATATTTAAGTTTACAAGATTTTTATTTATATCGTACCCTAACACATGCAAATTTAACCCATTAGGGTTAGAAATTCTTCTAGAGGTTTCAACCGAAATTTGATCATCTTGTGTAATAAAAGCTTTAGCTACTTTACCAAATTTAGGAGGCATTACTAAAGATCTAAATATATAATCGTCTTTAGTTACAGTTCTTTGCTGGGAATTAAAATTGGCAGCTGCATTTAAGCGAATATCGTCATTAGTATCTCCAGGACCACCTCCAATTGCTGGTTGGGGGTTTGTTACTGAGAGAGATGCTATTTGATCTGTTATAGAAACACCTGCTGTGTTGGCTTGTGTAATGAGGGTTCCTTTCCTTGTGACAATGTTAGCAGGAGCATTTGCTACTACCCCACCACCTTGTAAGTAAGTTACTGTTAGAGTAGTATTTCTAGGTACTTCACCATATGCTTTTGTGTATAAGAAATTTGATGGGTCAAAAGCAAAATCCAACATGCTTCTTCCATCATTAATTCCTAAACCTACATTATCTGGGTTAGGGATAATTTCTTCATCTGCTGAATCCGAAATACCTGAACCAAAATGGATTTCTAAGTTATTGTTTGCTTTAAATCTTGTAGCAAATCTTTTGGGTACCTTTTTAAGTTTTAAAAGATAAGGTGTTTGCCCATTATATTGGGATAAAGTAGGGTCGTTAGCCTCAGTATTTTTGACTTCTTCAAATATGGTTTCTTGAGCTAAGTAAGGTACTTCAGTGTATTCGTTATTATCTTCATCAACTACAGATTCTATTCCTATTATATCACTGTCGTTTAATTCTAATTTTAAGAATCTTTCTGGGGCACCTACATTAAATGTTCTGGTTTTCTTTTTAGCACTTATAGCACTAACACTCTTTTTAAGGAGATATTTAGTAGGTTGGTTAGTAGTAGTATTGATACTGAATATTGTAACTTCAGTTGGGTCAAAAGAAGAAGAAAAATTAAAATCAACATCCTCCTGTGTTAAAAACTCAACATTACTGTTGTTAGAGGGTATAAAGACAGATCCCTTTTTAAGGGTAAAAGCATATCTAAAGTCTGGCCCATCAGCCCCCGCGGGGATTGTTTGGGTTATATCTAATTTGACTGAAGAAGCATTAGTTACATTAGGTCTATATCCTAAATTATATGCTAATGCAAACAGGTTATCTCTTTCTTGGGCATACTCAAGCATAGTTTCCTGAACTTGTGTATCTGTGTAAAAAGATAAAACATCACCCACATAAGAGGCCATTTCCAAAAACATCATACCTGGGCTACCTTCAGAAAAATCATTAGCAGTATCCGGGTAATAGATCTTAGCAAAATCTATTAACTGTTGTTTTAACTGGCTGTAATTTCTATCTAGGTAGGTTACAGCTTTATCTCCATTGTTTACTTTTGAGTATGCCATTAATTTAATGTTAAGGTTATAGCATCCATAGCATTATTTGCTAATAGTCTATATATTACTTTTATTGTTACAACATGTTCTGTTTGAGAAATTTCAAGATTTACTACCTCTACCTCAGGGATAAATAAATCCGTTTGGCGACGTATACGTTCTTTTAAAGTTTCAGAATCAACTTCTTGCTTGAATATCTGGTCATAAATACCTACTCCAAATAAGGGTTCATTAAATCTTTCCCCAGGACTAGTTAATAACACATTAATTAAATTGCTTTTAACTTGATCTACAGTAGTGTAATTCAAAATAAAAGGACTACCCACTTTAGAAAAAGGTAGCCTTACACCTAATGCTTTTTTAGGCTGTAAATCAATAGGTTTTATTTCTATTGTTTCCCTGGGTTTAAATCTAATAGCCATTAAGGTCTAAATTCTTTTT